GCGCCAGGTGCAGGACGACCTGGCCAAGTGGGAGACCAACGCCGCCGGCGATCCGGAGTCCCAGGCGGACAGCCGCTCACGCGCCAAGGAATTCGCCAAGATCCTCAAGATCAGCACGCCGCTGATCTGGCCCGGCTGCCGCATCACCAAGGCCTACCGCGCCGGAAGCCAGGAACGACCCTACGTTCCGTGTCCGCACAAGCAATGCGGTCAATACCAAGTGCTCGAGTGGGCCAATATGCTGGCCACTATCGAGCAGAACCCGGAGGATCCCCACTTCACCTGCGTCGCCTGCGGCGGCGAGATCCGCGAACACGACAAGCGCTGGATGAAGACGCGGCTGGAATGGCGCGCCGAGAACCCCAAGGCCAAGGGCTATCATCGCAGCTTCTGGATCTGGTCGGCCTATTCGGTGCTGCAGAGCTGGGCGCGCATCGCCCAGGAGTGGTTGCGCGCGAAGGGCGACCCGGCCGCCGAACAGACTTTCCTCAACGACACCTGCGGCCTCGCCTATGAGACCACGGGCGAGATGGTCTCCTGGGAAATCCTGCGCGACCGCGCGAGCGAAAGCCCTTACGCCAAGGGCGAGATCCCGCCCGGCGCCCTGATCTACACCGCCGGCGTGGATTGCCAGGCCGACCGCGTGGAATGGCAACTGGTCGGCTGGGGCCGCGATCGCCGACGTTGGGTGCTCGATTACGGGGTCATCCCCGGCCACATCACCGACGCCGGCTGTCAGGAGGCGCTGGACCTTCTGCTCAAGACCCAATGGCGCAACGCCCATGGCCGGCGCCACCCCATCGACGGCCTGTCCATCGACGGCAACGCCTGGACCGAGGATGTCTGGGCCTGGGCCCGTCGCCACCCGCAAAACCGCGTCATCATGGTGCGCGGCGTCGGCGCCGAAACTGCGCCGCTCATCGCCCGCGTCGCTGCCCGCGACCGCAAGAAAGACGGCAAGCCCAGGAAGTACAGTCGGCGGTTCTTCAACATCGCCGTGTCGGTCCTGAAAATGGCCCTCACGCGCAATCTGCCCAAGACCGACCCGCTCGAGCGCGGCCACATCGCCTTCCCTCGCGGCCTGGAAGACGAATACTTCCGCCAGCTCACCGCCGAGCGCCGCAAGGAAGAAAAACGCAAAGACGGCTTTGTCGCCTACAAGTGGGTCAAGGACCCCAACCAGGCCAACGAAGCCCTCGACACCATGAACCAAGCCGAGGCCGCCGCCATCCGCCTGGGCGTTCGCGATTTCACGGAGGCCATGTGGGACAGCCTGGAAACGGCTCGCGAACGCCCGGCGCCGGCTCAGCAGCTCGACTTCGAGGATCTTCCGCTGATCGCCGCCGCGCCCAAGGTCCAGGGGCCCGTTTACGCCGAGGCCTACGCCGCGCCGCCGTCCCCGACGCCGGGCACCAAGGCCCAAAACGCCGCGCGAACACGGGCGTCCAAGCTGGCCTAGGCTCACGCGCAGGAGATAACCCATGTCCGCCTGCCGCGTGCCCGCCCAATACTACGGCTGGACCCCGACCCAATTGTCGACCGCCCTGACCGCGACCCAGCAGGCGATCTTCGACCTGACGACGGGCGGCAAGCTGGAAACCGCGTCCTATACCCAGGGCGACGGCGCCAAGTCCGTCACCTATACCCGCGCGGATCTCGGCGCCCTGCAGCAGCAGGTCCAAATCCTCGCGGGCCTCGTCAGTGGCGATCCCCGCTACGGCCGCCGCCGTCCCCTTCGGCCCCTGTACCGCTGAAGATGTACCGCTAATGAGCGAACCCGTCCGCTTCCTCGATCAGTCCGGGCGCCCCATGCAGCGCCCCAGCGGCCCTCAGCGCGCCCAGATGCTCGCTGGTGGGTTCAACCGGGTTCCCTACGATGGCGCCGCCTATTATGGCGAGCACGTCGAGGCCTGGCAGCCCTATCTGGCCTCGCCCGACGCCGAACTGAACGGCTATCGCGACCGCCTGGTGTCGCGCGCGCGAGACTTGGCCCGCAACGACGGCTGGGCTTCCGGCGCGGTCACCCGACTGCTCGACAACGCAATCGGTTCCAGTTTCCGCCCCAGCTCCAAGCCGGATCATCGGGCGTTGGCGCGCTATTCCGGCAACCCCCGGTTCGACGCCATCTGGGCCGAGGAATACGGCCGCGCGGTGGATGCCGCTTGGCGGGACTGGGCCAACGATTCCGTCGGCAAATACTGCGACATCGAGCGCAGCAAGTGGATGGGCCTGATGTTCGGTGTGGCCTTCCGCCACCTGCTGATCGACAATGACGCCCTGGCCATCCTGGAATGGCGCCCCGACCGGGTCGCTCCTGGCCGCGCCCGCTACGCCACCTGCGTTCGGCTGGTGGATCCGGATCGCCTGTCTAATCCGCAACAGCGGTTCGACCAGCGCTATTTCCGCGGGGGGGTTGAGATCGACGACGACGGCGCGGCCGTGGCCTATCACATCCGCAAGGCGCACCAAGGCGACTGGTGGGCCGCCGCCGACAGCGTCACCTGGGAGCGCGTCCCGCGCGAGACCGACTGGGGCCGCCCCATAACCGTCCACTATTTCGAACCGGATCGCGCGGCGCGGCATCGCGGCGGCGACGGCATCTTCACCCCAGTGCTCCAGCGCCTGAAGATGCTGTTCAAGTACGATACCGCCGAGCTTGACGGCGCCATCCTCAACGCCATCTTCGCGGCCATCGCCGAAAGCCCGTTCGACCACGAGCTGCTGGCGGAGGCGCTAGGCGAGGGCGACGTGGCCCGGGTGTCCGGCTATCAGACCGAGCGCGCGGCCTTCCATGCCGAACGCCGCCTGGAAATCGGCGGCTCCAAGGTTGTTACGGCCTATCCGGGCGAAAAGCTGAGTTTCGTCAAGTCCGAGCGGCCCAACGCCAACTTCCCGTATTTCGAGAAGGCGGTCCTGCGCAACGTGGCCATGGCGATCGGTGGCGGCGCAAGCCAGGTCTCGGGCGACTACTCGGACGTGAACTTCTCCAGCCTACGGGCTGAGCTGAACGAGGTGTGGAAGACCACCACCCGCCGTCGCCACAACTTCGGCGCGGGCTTCGCCAGCGGGATTCGCAGCGCCTGGCAGGAAGAGGCCATGGAGGTCGACGACCTGCCCATGCCCACGTCTGGAGCGGTCCCGGCCTTCATCGAATGTCGCGGCGCCTATGGCCGCTGCCAATGGATGGGCCCGGGTCGCGGCTGGGTCGATCCTGTCGCCGAAAAGCAAGGCGCCGTTCTCGGCATGGATGCCGGCCTGTCGACCCTAGAGCGCGAATGCTCCGACCACACCGGCGAGGACTGGGAAGACAATCTGGATCAGCGCCAGATCGAGGTGCGCGGCTTCGAGAAACGCAACCTGGCTCTGCCCACCTGGGCGGGCATGAACGCCCAGCCGCCCCAACCCGCGCAGAAGACGATCGACAAGCCCGAGGCCGCCTGATGCGATTTGGTCACCTGGCCCAGCGCCTGTTCAACCGGCCGCTCGCCATCCATCCAGGCAAAGCCGAAGTGGTCATGAGCGCCCTCGCCGACCGCTTGGGCGTGATCTCCCTGCAGGCGCTGCAACCCAAGCCTTCCGCCGGCGGATTCGACGAAAACGACTGGGGCTTTTCGTCAAACAATGTCTCGCCGGATGCGGGCTACGACCTGGCCGATGGCGTGGCCGTCATCGAGGTCAGCGGGACACTGGTTCATCGTCTTGGGTCTCTACGGCCCTACAGCGGCATGACCGGCTATGACGGCATCCGCGAGGCCTTCGGCGCCGCCCAGGTCGATCCCGAGGTCCGCGCGATCGTGCTGATGGTCGACAGCCCGGGCGGCGAGGTGTCCGGCTGCTTCGATTTGGTCGACGCCATCTACGCCGCGCGCGGCGACAAGCCCGTCTGGGCAATCCTGGATGAAGCGGCCTTCTCCGCCGCCTACGCCATCGCTTCCGCCGCCGACCGCATCATCGTGCCGCGCACGGGCGGCGTCGGATCCATCGGCGTCATCGCCATGCACGTCGATTGGTCCAAGGCGCTCAGCCAGGCCGGTCTCGTGGTCACCTTCATCCAGTATGGCGACCGCAAGGCGGACGGCCATCCGGAAATTCCCCTTTCGCCCGAAGCCCGCGAGGCCTTCCAGGCGGAGATCGACGCCATGGGCGAATTGTTCGTGTCCACCGTCGCTCGCAATCGCGGCCTGGACGCGAACGCCGTTCGCGCCACCCAGGCCGCCTGTTACCTCGGCCCGCAAGGCGTGGCGCTCGGCCTGGCCGATGCCGTCATGGCCCCGGCTGATGCCCTGCAGTCCTTGCTAGCGTCGCTAGCCTAGCCCTAAACCCTCGGAGACGACTATGTCGAACCCCCGTCCGCGTGGCGCCGCCACGTCGTTCGCCAATCTGCGCGCCCTCATTCCTGGCGGCGTCCGCACCGCCGCGCGCGCCGAAAATTCCGATGACGACGATGAGGAAGCGCGCAAGGCGCGCCGGGCCGAGGAAGATCGGCAGCGCGATGAAGAGGATGCGCGGCGCGCCGAGGAAGACGAACGGCGCCGTGACGAAGACGCCCGACGCGCCGAGGAAGATGGCGACGATGACAGCCCCGACGACAATAAGGACGACAAGGATAAGGACGGCAAGAAAGGCAAGCGCGGCAAAAAAGCCGGCAAGCGCGCCGACAGCGAGGACGGGACCGACGACGAGGATGCCGACGACGAGGGCGATGAAGCCGCCCGCGCCGCCGCCGCGCGCGGCCGTCTAGCGGAAAATGCGCGCTGGACCCGCGTCCTGGCGGGAGTCCGGCCCGAGCAGATCGCGGCCGCCTGCACCATGCTCGCCGAAACCGAAATGCCCAGCGCCGCGATCCTGAGCACGCTCAAGGCGATGCCGGTCTCGCGGGGTCAAGGTCTCGGTGAGCGCATGGCGTCTGCGCCCCAGCCCCGTATCGGCTCGACCGCGCCGGCGGCGCCGACAGGGCCTTCCGGCGTCGCCGCCGCAATCCACGCCGCCGCCGCCAAGGCCCGTGGCGAAAAAGTCTAACGCGTCCCCACAGCCTCCGGCTTGCGGCCGGCGCGCTTCTCATCCCTCTGACAAGGAACCCGGGCCATGACCCTGTCTGTCACCAACTACGGCGATAACCCCTTTATCCCGGGCGAATCCGCGCAGTCCTACACCCCCGATCAACTGATCGCGGGCGATCTGAAGCTGGTCACCGCATCGGCCACCATCACCGGCGCCGCCGCCTATCAGCGCGGCACGGTCATGGGCCAGATCACCGTCGGCGCCGCCGGCGCGGCCGTCGCCGGCGCCAACACCGGCAATGGGGCCATCAGCGCCATTTCGCGCGGCGGGAAAACCAAGGTCGGGACCTATACGATCCACTTCACAGGCGCCACGACCTACGACGTGCTCAATCCGGCGGGCGTTCTGATCGGCAAGGGCTACGCGGCCGGCGCCTATACCGACGCCGAACTGAACTTCACCTTCACCGCCGGCGGCACGCCCATGGTCGCGGGCGACACCTTCACCATCCCCATTGCGGCCGGTTCGGGCTCCTACACCGAGTCTGTCGCCACGGCCGTGGACGGTTCACAAAACCCCGCCGCGATCCTGGTCGACAACATCGACGTCACGGCCGGCGATCTGAACGGCGGCCTCTATCTCATGGGCGAGTTCAACGGCAACGCCCTGACGTTCGACGGCAGCTGGACCCTGGCGACCCTGACGCCGCCCCTGCGCGCCTTGAGCCTCTTCATCAAGACCGCCGTCAGCGCCGCAGACCCGAGCTGATCCACCCACCCCTTCCGCCTGACCGCGCCGCGGCGGGCTTTTCTATTCCTTCAAAAGGAGCTGCGCCGTGGTCGGCAATCTCATCTACGACACCAATGTCCTCGTTCAGGTTGTGCCCAACCTGAAGAAGGCCCAGTCCT